CCTTGAGAACGTGGCGGACCGCCCGAAAGCGCAGTTCGGCCCATTCCGATCTTGGGAACGGGACAGGTCCGCAACAGTCCCCCTGGCAGCGGCCGGCGCCGATGATGGCGGCGCAGTTGGGGACGGTTCCGCAGCTCACGGCTGTATCCCCGCCGGCGCCTGGCCCGTCTCACCGTCTGCCGGAGGCCTGCGCAGGTCCTCTGGGCCGCGATGAATGGCCAGGGTTGTGGTCTCGTGGGTCTTTAGGCGATGGACCCCGTCCTGGATCTCGATCATGACGCGCTGGGCGCGACGGCTTTCGGCCGGGTCACCCATCCCCGTCGCATCGATCCAGGCTGCAAGAAACGCCAGGGCACGGACAGCGGTCTCGGCCTCTTGCTTGTTCACTTCGGACCCTCCAGCATCATCAGGTTCGGAACCTTTCCGCTCTTGTCGGTCGCCTCGGCATGTGTCGGGATCATTTCTTGGTCCCCGTCCTTGGCGATCGGCTCTTCAAGACCTGGCGCAGGGCAGAAATCAGCGGGCCGACGGCGTGGTCGGGAATCACCACCTCTCCGCCATCGCAACGGATCTCGATTGACCCCACCCAGGGCCGAACTTGGACGTTGGCCGGTCCGAGCTCTGCATCATCAATGAAGAGGGTGATCATCTGAGCGGTCTCATCGTTCAAGTCCAATCTGTCGACCCACATCTTCGTTTTCATCCAACCCCCCTGTCTCGCAGTTCATCCAGGTCATCGTCGTCCGGCAGCGGCTCGAAGGCGCCGCGCACCAGGTCCTCGGGAGGGATCAGGCTGGCGGCCTCGAGGCGGGTGATGGTGCGGTCGTTCTTGATGTCCAGGTTGAGGAGTGGGTCGGTCATTTTTTCCGCTCCAGGAGTCGCTCGATGTTGACGGCAATCGCGGTCGTGGATCCGCGCCACGGCGCCACGAAGAGTTCACGGCGGAAGGTCACCTTCACCAGGCAGGCATCGTCCTGGGCCTTTTGGAAGGCTGGGACCAGCTCAGGTGGGACCGTGATCTCGCGCGACACATGGCCCGAGTTCATGCTTCCCTCCATAAGCTTCACCTCCATCGTCCTCCACACTAGGCCCTCACCGTCCATCTTGACGATGTAGCCGATGATCGAGGTGCTGCCGGCGTCGTAGCAGCCGGCCAAGAGGAAAAGAAGAACCGCAGTCAGTTTCTTGCTCATCGATGTCTCCTCCTTCAAAGCTTCTCGCACGTCTTGCAGTAGCCGTCCCTATTGATGCGCCGGTCCTTGGTGGACGGGGCCTTGCAGATCTTGCAGGCCGACGCCTTTCCGGTCTCCGGTGCCGGCTTGGCGGCCGCCGCCGGCGCCTCTCCCGAATCCCCGGGATCCCCGGCAACCGACCCGCCCTCCCGGCATTCCCGGCACGACGTCGCCCGGGCCTTCATCCCGCACTTCCCGCACTTGGGCTTCCCGCAGCCGGCACAGGCCTTCGTCTTTCCGGTCCCACCGCAGCCGGCGCATGGCGCCGCGCCCTTCTCCGTCACCTGGCGGGACCTCTTCTCGCGGGGGGGGGGGGGGGCTGCCTGGAACACGGGCCATGTCCACAGGCCCCAAGAGGTGGGCCAGGTTCACGTCCCGCGCCGCCGTGAGGGTGATGATGGCGGTGTTGATCTCCTCCATCCGCTGCTGAAGGCCTTCCAAGGCCTCTGCGATCATGGTCTTGTAGTCGGCCAGGCTCTTGGGCTTCGGCATGGTCAGGTCCCTCTCTTTGGGCAGACGTGGAGCGCCATGTAGGCCGCCTTCTCGTCTCCGAGCGCCTGCTGCCCGTCCACGCGCGCGGCCCGGAAGTTGCTGTGCTCGTCCATGTGAACGGCGAAGACCGGGGTGTTCCTTTCCACGGGCACGCTGCTCCCGTCGTGGGTTTTCACGAAAAGGAGGTCGGCGCCGCAGTCGTTGCATGGGGGCATCAGGATCCTCCCTGGGCGGCGCGCAGTTCCCGCCGCAGCTTCATGATTTCGTCGGCGACGAGCAGCATGAAGTCGTAGCGGCCGCAGGCGGAGAAGAGGGCGTCGAGGCGAAAGACCTCGTGCATGAGCTCGCCACGGGGCTCGGTGAGCTGGGCGTCCGGCGCGGCGAGCTGGTCGGCTACTCCTCCCATACGCGCACCCCCGGCCAGGTCAGTTCCTTCTTGAGCATCCGCGCCTGGTCGTTGAGCAGGACCTGGTTGGGGAGGACCGCTCCCATCGGGATCCGGCCGGCGGCCACGGCCTCCACGAAGGCCTTCATGTCCGTGACCTGAGCCTTCCAGGTCGTCTTGATGGCTGACCCGAAGCCTTTCGGCACGGCCTTGGGCTGGACGATTTGTGGTGGCGGAGGCGGGGCGGCTAGGGTCTGCTCCGCCGCCTCCTTGAAGCCGGCCTTCTCAAGCTCGGCGGCCTCGGCCAGGGCCTTGTCCTCGGCTTCTTTCCGGGCCCTCTCCTGGGCCAGGCGCTCCAACTCAAGGCGCTTGCGCTCCTCCTCCTGGGCCCAGGCCTTCATCAGCCGGGTCTGCTCGGTCTTGGCCTTCCCCAGAGGGTCCAGGAACTCAGCGCGCTTGGCCGTGAGCGCCTTGTGGGTCTTGTGGGCCTGGTCCACCAGCGGGTCCCAGAAGGCGTTGACCTCCTTCTCCATGGCCACGATGGCCTTCCAGCGGATGCCGGCGGCGCCGTAGCTGTCGGCGTCGACCACCGGGATGGGGACGAGCTGCGCCACCTGGGCCTGCAGCTCCTGGGCTTTCGGGTCCTGCTCGGCAATTGCTGTCGTCATAGGCTCAGCTCTCCTTTGTTGATGCGCCGGTGAACCATGGCCACGGCGTTCAAGAACATCAGCTCGTCGCCGGGATCCTTGTGCGGCACGAGGCGGTATTTCCCCCGCTCCGGCAGTTCGAGGGCGAAGCGGCGGACTCGCGTAAAAAGGCCCGTCCAGGCGTCCATCATGCGCTCCCGGATCAGGACCTCCTGCGCGGCCGTCTGCAGCTCCGCCGCCAAGCCGGCCTTCCCCGTCTTCGCGTCCACGATCCACGTCTCGGCGTTGATGTTGAACACGAAGTCAGGCGTTCCACCGAAGCTGTAGACCTCACTGTGGAGAGGCTTTTCCGCCAGCAGCAGCGTCGGCTTCACGTCCTCCAGGAACCTGGCGAACCCCTCCACCCGTGGCTGGTGCTCGGGAGCAACCGTGTTCCAATCCAAGTCGTTCTCGGCCAGGAACAGGCACGCCCGGTGGACCTCCGTGCCCCGGCGCCGGGAGGCCTCCGTGAACCACTGCTTGTCCACGAACCCCGTGAGTTCGAGGACCTTGGTGATCCCGGGGATGACGCGTCCGTCCAACGTGTAGCGGTGGAGGTCCGGGTCGTAGACGAAGCCGCTACTCGATGGCGACAAGCTCATTGCGGTCGCCGCTGATGCGGAAGCTGCCGCGGACCTGCGTCCCCTTCTTCTCGTTGAGGCGCTTCGCCATGTCCTTGTCCCGAGTCCAGATGAAAATCGGTCCCTCTTTGTCCTCGACCGTGGCCGTATAGTCGAAGCCGCCCTGGACGAGCTTGGCGAAGGTGACGTCCTTGATCGTGCCGGCGAAGGCCTGGGGCTCGACCTGGTCGGCGGGGCCGGTAACGGGCTCTGGGGCCGGCGCGGGGGCGGGGGAGATGGGGGGCGGGGGAGTAGCGGGCGCCGGCGCCGCGGCTGTGGGCGCCGCCAGGGCCTTGGTCTCGCTGGCGCGCCGGGGTCCGCCGGCCGGCTCCGCCTCAATGACCCTGGTCTCGTCGATGTCCAGCAGCTCCTCGGCTCCGCGCATCCCCTTGAGGATGTCGGCGGCGCCGTCGCGGGCTGCGAACCAGAAGGCGCGCCAGGCCATCTGGCGCCACGGGTACTGAGTCCACGGTCCCGCCTTGCTCCACAGGCCGGCCGTCTTGGCGTCCTCCAGAGAGAAGGTCCGCTCGATGGCGCTTCCATTGGGCCGGGTGATCTTGCAGCGGGCCCGCTGGTTCTTCCTGACGACTTCGATGTCGTCCTCTTCGATGCGGAATCCGGCAGCCAGCAGGATGGCCTTGCCGATGTCGCCGTAGATCCCGGGCTTGCCGTTGATGACGGCGATGTTCTGGACGGACTGCATGGGTGAAACGCCCAGTTCCGCCCCCATCTGGACGGCGATCAGGACGTTGCCCGGCTTCCCCTTGTAGGCCGCCGGCACCAAGTCGCTGTCCGACATGAGTTTCGCGTACCCCATCGCCTCCTTGAGGCTCTGGGGCTCAAGCGTCCAGCCGCCGCTCAACTGCATTTCTTTCTTCGCGTTTTCCATGTCCATCTCCTTCCGTCAAAGTGCCCGGGTCGTGCTGTGGTCGTGGTGCCCGGGGTAAATCGGCGGGGCGAGCTCGCCCCCCACAGTTCCTCTCAGCTCGCCCCGCGTTGAGTGGTCGCAGCCTTCCTCGCCGCCCGCTCCGCGCGCTGCCTGGCGTGGAACTCCCGCCGCGCCGTCACCGCCCTGGCCCGGGCTTCCTTTTCCAGGACAACCTCTTCGTGACTGCGCCTGGCGCCCGGCCCGCGGGGCCGTAGAAGGTTCGCCGCATCAGGCACATGAAGACGGCGGTGCTGTCGGTGTGGGAGTGTCCGGCGGAGCATGGGAGGGTCATTGGCGCGCACCCTAGAAGATGACCCGGGCTGCGTTGGCCGCTTCCTGGGAGGCCAGGAGGGCGTCCTTGGCGTTGGTCTTGGCGATGATGTGGTGGCCCTTCGACTCGGCGTCGCGGGCCAGCATGGCGTGGACACGAGCACGGTCGGCCGCCCTCCGGGCAGCCTGCGCCCGGCGCTCCATCTCAAGGGCGGACTCTTCCGCCGCGAACGCGGCGTCGACGGCAACCTTGGCGGCACTGCGCGCCGGCCCTGGTTCTGCGTGACTGCTGTGGGTGATTCCATGCTCCATGGGATTGCTCCTTGTGCTCGACGTTTGGCTTCTACGGGATGTCGATGGGGACCTCGCTCTGCACCAACTCCTGGAGGGCGGGCTCGCTCAGATCCTGGGCATTCGGCTTCAGGATCACTGTCCGCGGGATGTACTTGTGGATCCGCGCGTGCCACAGCAGGAGATTGACGCGCCCGTGCCTGCGCAGGAGCTCGAGAATGGCGAGCGCGCCCAGGACCATGTGGCCGGTAGGGACCAGCCAGTCCTCGGGTTTGGAGGTCTTGAGGGCGTCGAAGACCTGGCCTGCCAGCTGGTCGAGCCGGAACGTGTCGATGACGTTGCCCGTGGTGATGAACTTGACCTTGCCGAAGCTCTTGGCGTCGGTGATTTCCTGGCCGCGGTAGTTGGTCAGGTAGACCGTGCGCTCGTTGATCTGGGGGGCGGTGCTCATAGCTTTCCTTTCCTCCACCGCGGCAGGTACGTCTTGGTGAAGAGCTCGTAGTCGAAATGGGACCAGGGGCACGCGCGGCGAACGGCGTGATGGATCTCAGAGAAGAGGGCGGGTGGCCGGCGGTTGAGCATGGTCCTCAGGACCTCCACCACGCGGATGCGACCGCGCCGGCGCTGGCCGGCGTTCCGGCGGCCGCCCTTGCGCCCGCGGTCGGCCGGCGCCGCGTAGAACTTGCGAGGATGCTCGGCGTCATCAGAGTCCGGTCCTCGTCCCAGGGTTCTCGCCCTTCGTGGTGGTCTCGTGCTGAGGTGGCGTGCGGTCAACGCGCATGGCTTGGGAGCCATAGCGGACGCTGGAAATCTGGGCAACATTGGAAAGGTTGACCATCTCGAGACAGCGGATGTTGTTGGAGATCTGGGCGAGGTTGGAATCGATCGTGCCCAGGTAGTAGCGGCGGAGGTTGGACTGGATGTTGCTGTTGAAAATACCGTAGACGAAGCTGGAGATCAGGATGCCCCAGGCGGTGACCGGGACGACGACTTTGAGGGGGCGGATACGGCTATCTGAGATCGGCATACTCTTGCTCCTGGTGCCGGAGCCTGCCGAACCCGCGAATTATGTAGAACTCGCTGATTCGAGGCAGGGCTACCGGAAGCTCAACTTGCGAAAATAAACCACATCCACCCGCAACCTGTCAACCGAAATTTGATCCCAAGCGGCCGGCGCCCGGCGGCGCCCGCGGGCGCCGGCCGCTTCCCCGCTATGCCGCCGCCGGCTGGGCCTGCGGGTGGTACCTGTCGTAGGCCCGGCGCCGCATCGCCACCATCACGTGCGTGTAGCGCACCGTGGATATGATGCTCTTGTGCCGCAGCAACTCCTGCACCGTCCGCAGCTCCGCCCCATGCTCCAGGAGGTGTGTCGCATAGCTGTGGCGGAAGAGGTGCGGGTGGATGCGCCGCGAGAACCCTATCGACCGCGCCCAGCTATGAAGCCATCCCCGAAGTGAACACGCTGAAGCCGGTTTCCCCCCGCGCACAGGGAATAGGGCGTCGGTGCCATATCCCATCTTCGTCACCCATTCCTGCCTGGCGATCATGTACTCCTGCAACATCGTGGCCATGCTCTCGCTGAACGGCGCCCATCCCTGGCGACCGCCTTTTCCAACAACGAACACGGCCCGATCTTCCAGGTTCATGTCCTGGAGTCTGATCTTGACCAGTTCTCCGACCCTCAGCCCGGCCGCGTAGAGGAGCGAAAGCATGCAGGAGAAGCGCTTGTCGGCGAAGGCTGGGGAGTTCCAGGGAATACTCCCCATCAGTCGTGCGACCTCGGTTTCCCGGAGGAAGTTGGGGATCGCCAGTTGCTCCTGCGGGAGCTCGACGTACTCTGCGGGGTTGGCGTGGATGACACCATTTCTCTTCAGGTATCGCAGGAAGCGCCTGATCGCATTCAAGGCCGGCCGGTTGCTGTTGGGTCGGACCCCGGAATTGATCCGTGAAGCCAGCCAGGCCTCCACGTCCTGCTCGCAGCTGTTGACCACCGCAACGCCGCGGTCGGAAAGAAACCGCAAGAACCTGGCGCAATGGCCGCTGTATTCGTCCACGGTTCCGCTGGCCAGACACCGAACAGCGGAGATGTGCTGCACGAACTGCCCAAGGAATTCGCTGTCGGAAACACAGGTGTCATCGCTCATGCTCATGCTCCATGCGTGAGATGGCGGTCATCACGAGGACCGCGCCCGCTTCCCCTGGCCTGAAGTAAAACCGGAAACTTCAAAACTGCAAGGGGTCTTTCTGCGGCGATTCCTTACGCGGTGAGTATATCACCAAACGGTGATATATGCAAGGGGGCGCTACTCCGACGGAGGTGACTGGTTCTTGTCGCGCGGCGGGTTCCACCAGTAGAACGACTTGCACTTGGAGCAGCGCCGTGGCCTGGCCTGGCCCTTGGTGGGCCACTCGTAGGCGCAGCGCCGGCATTTCCACGCCGGCAGCAGGACGTCGTATTTGGTGGGTGGGGACTTCGTCAACGGCATGAGGCCTATTATATCACCATCGGGTGCGTAAACATGCCCCCCGGGGGGTCAGCCCATCTTTTCCGTCGAAGATGACCCGTGTAAATCTGAATTATATCGTGGCGAAAATGTAACCCTGGACGGTATAACAGGGGCGTGACCGGAAAGGCGCACACCGATTCGGGTCCCATGACGACGTTGCCTCGCGCGCGTCCTAATGGGACCCGCTTTTTTTCGATGTTGGAGCGGACGATCTCATTGCGGGCGCTGGTGCTCTGGATCGTATGGTGCTGCCTCGTCATGAGCCTGCTGGGCGGTTGCGTCACCGCTACCGCCAACCGGAAGGCGGTCGAGGCCGCCTACCGCGCCGGCCGGGCGGAGAGGTGCTCGCTGGACCTGAAGTCCTGGTCCGACAAGGTTCAGGTGCTGAAGAACCGCGCCGACTACCTCCTCCTGAGGCTGAAGCTGGCGTGCGAAGAACAGAAAGGTCGCGAGCTCGTCAACGATCTCTGCGTTGACGCGGAGGGCAAGTGACCTCCGCCATCCAGGCCGCCGCCCAGGAAAAGGCGGTCCGGCCCACGCGGGAGCTCAGCCTTCGCGACAGCAACGTCCTCATCAACCTGGCGAATGCGCTGGACAACGCGGAGCGAATGGGTGTCCAGCCTGGGGAGCCGGCGGGCCATGAGGGGGCCGTCTACGTCCGCCTCAGCGATGTCCTCGCCCGGCAGATCTCCAAGGATCTGCGGAGGATCGCCCTCCCGTGACTTTCGCCCTTGTAGCTCAGCCGGCAGAGCGGCCGCCTTGTAAGCGGTTGATCGGGGTTCAAGTCCTCGCGGGGGCTCATCGGGACGGCAGGGTTTTTCCGAAGAGGCCAAAGCTGTGACGCTGAAGCCCAAGCAGCGGCGTTTCGTCGACGAATACCTGAAGGACTCCAACGGCGCCCAAGCCGCGATTCGGGCCGGATACTCGGCCAAGACCGCGCGGGCCATCGCATCCGAGCTCCTGACATTCCCTCACGTTAAGGCGGCCATCGAGGAAAGGCTGCAGAAGGTGGCCGCGAAGGCAGATGTCACAGCCGAGTACGTCCTCTCTTCGCTAAAGGAGATCGTGGAGCGCACCATGCAGCGGGTGCCGGTGATGGTCGGCCAGGGCAAGGACCGGCAGCAGGCGGTCGATGAGGACGGCAATGGCGTCTGGGAGTTCGATTCCATGGGCGCGAACGCCGCCCTCAAGATGCTGGGCCAGCACCTGGCTCTGTTCACCGAGAAGGTGCAGCACTCAGCCGACCAGGACTTGGTGGAGCTGATCAGGCGGGCAAGGAAGGCGAGGAATGTCCAAGACCGCTGACGCCGACCTCATTGCGCGCCTCGAGAAGGACCCCCGCTTCTTCATCGAGACGTTCCTCTACGTGGTGGACAAGGAGCGGAAGAAGGTCCCGTTCCTCTTCAACCCCATGCAGGAGCGCTACTACAAAGAGCGCACCCTCGCCGACATCATCCTGAAGGCCAGGAAGGAGGGGTTCTCCACCGAGATCGAGGCGCTGTTCCTGCACGCCTGCATCTTCAACGACAACACCAACGCCATCACGATGGCGCACACCCTGGACGACACCGTCATCCACATGGACCGGGTGAAGTATTTCCTGGACACCATGGGCCTCAACGACGTCCGCGTGAAGGTCGGCCTCGAGAAAGACAACCAGCGGGAGATCTACTTCCCCCACTCCCACAGCCGCTACTGGATCGGGACCGCCGGCAGCCGCGCCTTCGGCCGCGGCCGCGACGTCACCCACGCCCATCTCTCCGAGGCTGCCTTCTACGGTTCGGAGGAGGCCGTCACCAGCGTCCTCGAGGCCTGCGTCCCAGGCGCCCACAAGGTCATCGAGACCACCGCCAACGGCGTCGGCGGCTTCTTCCACCGGATGGTGGTGGAGGCGACGCAGCCGGACTACCAGGGCCCGTGGAAGTTCCACTTTTTCGCTTGGTTCGAGGACCCGACCAACGTGGCGGACGTGCCGATGGGAATCTCGTGGCGGCCGGAAGAACTCGCCATGCAGAAGAGGTATCGCCTCACCGAACGCCAGCTGGCGTGGTACCGCAAGAAGCACGACGGCATGGTCGACAAAAGCAAGATGCCGCAGGAGCACCCATCCAACGCCCGGGAGGCCTTCCTGGCCAGCGGAAAGTGCATCTTCGACGCCGCAGGTCTGGAGGCCCAGGAGACCACGATCCGAGAGCCGAAGTGGCGAGGCGTGCTCCAGGACGCCGGCGAGTTCCCGGAGTTCGTTCCCGATCCCAGCGGACGCCTTCTGGTCTGGGACGTGCCGGATGATCGCCGGCGCTATTTCATCGCGGCGGACGTGGCCAAGGGCGGGGACAAGGGGGACAGCAGCGTCGCTCTCGTCTTCGACCGCGACTCCTGGACCCTGGCCGCCAAGTGGCACGGCAAGATCGAGCCTATGGAGTTCGGCCGAATCCTGTTCGGCCTGGGGACGTACTACAACACCGCCAAGATCGCGGTGGAGGTGTGGCCCGGCCCGGGTGGAACGACCGGCGCCAAGCTGGTGGAGTTGCGGTATCCCCGCCTCTACCGGCAGACCGTTCTCAACAACGGCGAGCGCGAGAGCGGCGAGGAATACGGATGGGAGACGACCTCCGCCACCCGCCCCGACGCCGTCGCCCATCTTCAGGACGCCATCCGCAAGAAGCGGCTGACGCTTCGCGATCGTTCTCTGGTGGACGAGTTCTACAACTTCGTCCGCAACAAGTCCGGAAAGCCGGAGGCCCGCGCCGGCTGCCACGACGACCAAGTCATGGCGGCGGCGATCGCCGTGCATGCCATGACCTATGACCCGGTGGCCCGGGAGATCGAGGGGGACCTGGAGCCGGCGGTGATAGTGACTGGCGGAGTGAGCCTTCCCGGGCGGACCCGGCAGCAGATGGTTTCGAGAGCCAGATCCCGTGGTGGGGCCCTGGCCGGATTCAGGTGAGGAGGGTGGGAATGTCGAAATTCAGGAAGAAGCCGTGTGTAGTTGAGGCAACGCAGTGGTTCAAGAATGGGGACCATCCCCAGGATGATGTGTTTCGCCCCTTCGAGGACACGGGTGCTGTGCCCGTAGAGCCGCGGGAGGGGGCGGTGGTGCGCTACTTCCGCCACCCGTTCGTCCCGGGCGCTGACAACTGCGCCTATTGCGGGAGGATGTTCCACGATCACGGCTTCATCGACACACTGGAAGGCGGCTACCAGGTTTGCCCGGGCGACTGGATCATCACCGGAGTCCAAGGTGAACGCTACCCCTGCAAGCCTGGCATCTTCGCCGAAACCTACGAGCCGGCCGAGGCGGTGCCCTCTTGATCCCCGCCGGCTACGAGGTCATCGAAGGCGTCGACATGGCGACTTTCCTGCCCCGACCCATGCACGTGGTGATCCGCTGGCTGAAGAAGACGGAGACAAAGGGTGGTGTCATCCTTCCGCAGAACCGCCAGCGCGCTCACTTCATGAAGGGCCAGCTGCTGGCCGTGGGCCCGCAGTGCGACCCCAAGCTGCAGCCCGGCCTTCTGGTGGAGTTCAACGGGATCTCGGACAAGGAGTTCCTGGGTGTTCAGGACCCGGTGGACAGGGACACGGTGTTCGTGACGCGTGTGGAGAACGTATTCGGGCTTGTGGACCGGGCACCGGAGGCAGAGGGATGGAAGGGTGATGCCGAACTCGCCCAAGCAGTCGTCGGCGCCATACCGCGCCTCGACATGGTCGGCGACTGGCTTCTGGTCCGCCCCGAAGCCCAGCCCGATCGCACCGCCTTCGGCCTGACCATCCCAGGCCAGGCTAGGGCGCGCGCCCAGCGCCAGCAGCAGGGCCTGGTCGGCAAGGTCCTGAGCGCTGGCGGCTTCGTGGACACCTGCCGCGCCGGAGACCGCATCGCCTTCGACGCCACCCATGCCACACAGGTCCACCTGGGCGACCACAACGCTGAGGTGGTGCTGGTGATCGACAACGACGCCGTGCTGGGGATCGACGAGCCTATCGAGGTGGCGGCGTGAATCCGTCGCGGTTGGACGGCTTCTTCTTCAAGTTGATTGGAGTTGGAGGAAGGCCGGTATTCTTGAACGTCGGCCAAATACTTTCGATCGAGGACGTAGCCTCCGCGGAGAAGATCGAAGGGACCGACGTCTTCGTACGGATGAAGACGGGGGATGGTTTTAGGATTCCTGGATGCAAGGCCGAACGGCTCATGGGCGAGATCGTTGAAGCCGCGTCACGAACTGGCCTTTGAGGAGGATGGGGACATGGACCTGATCAAGCCGGACGGAAGCAAGCAGGAGCTACCGAAGCCCGAAGAGACCACAAAGCCGGACACGGCCGCGGCCAAGACGCCGGAAGAACCCCAGAAGCCGGCGCTGTGGGGCCAGATCGATGCCAACGGCATCATGCGCCTGGAGATCAACATGGCCGTCGTGAGCGAGCACAACGAGCTGATCGATCAGTTCGTGGGCTTCATGGATCGCCACAAGGCCGTGGGCCTGGCGCAGATGGTGAACGCCCAGCAGCAGCGGGCGAGCTTGCGGGCGGCGGTTCAGAAGACCCAGGCGAAGAACGGTTTCCAGCATCTCATGCACAAGATCAGAGGAGGACGCTGATGTTCTACGAGATCAAGAAAGGCGACGAGCTGCTCGAACGCTTCAACCATTCCGAGGTCAAGGGCAAAGTCCTGACCCAGGCCGACAAGGACGCCCAGGCTGTGTCCCGCGCCAAGGAACTGAAGGCGGACGTGGTCGTGACGTCGGACGGCCGCCAGGTCCTCTGATGCCTCCCGCAGAGATGGATGAGGAGGGCGGCTACCGCCCCAACAGCGGCAGCTACGATGACCTGAACGACAAGCCAGAGGCCAGCCTCTCCATCAATCCCAAGAGCATCAAGGGCCTGGAGAACTACCGCGGCAACGACACCGTCAACCTCACGGTGAAAGTGCGCCTGCCCCAGGACATGGAGGGGGAGGAAGGCATGATCGAGCCCGAAATCATTAGCGTCACGGCCGAGCCCATGGAAGATGGGGCCCGGGTGACGCGGATGCGCGAGAAGGCGGGGCGGACGTTCTGATGCCCCGCTGGCGCAGCCCGTGGTGGAGAGGCAAGTGATGCCAGACACCGGTCCCGTCTGATGCCAAACCGGCGCTACAACGACCAGGTCTCGGCCAGACCGCTGGAGGAGAAGGTCTCCAGCGGCGGCGCCATGACCGATGGCAAGCCATGGGCCGAAGCCGTGCCCGGGGACTTGCTGGCGTTGGACGCCAAGACCAGGGGCGCCATTGAGAGCCTCTGCAGGAAGGGCATCGAATCCTGGATCAGGAACTCAGGCACCCACCATGAGAACCTGGTGCGGTGGAACGACCTCCTGGAAGGGGTGATGGAGCAGACCAGTTTCCCCTGGGAGGGAGCCTCGAACCTGCACATCCCGCTCATCGCCATCCACGTCGTGACGCTGCACAGCGTCATGGCCAGGTCTATCACGACCGTGGACCCGCTCTGGCACTTCAGGACGCTGGACCCGGCCGCACGGGAAAGGGCGGCGGATCAGGAAGAGGCGATCAACTACAAGGCCAAGTCGGAGCTGAACGTCATCCAGGCCGTGCGCGACGTCCTCTACACCACGCCCCGAGACGGCCTGGGCTGGCTGTGGGGCTGGTGGGCGGAGGAGACGACGCCCGTGGAAGAAGTCATCCCCTTCGGCACGGTGGAGGAGTTCCAGAATGAATTCCCCACGCCCGAGGCTGCTGGGCTGGACGATACCGCCTACGCCGATGTCTTGAAGGAAATCTCGGCAGCCGGGCCGGACGCGCCATACGGGGTACGGATCGAACGGGACCGGGTCGACTACCTGGGCCCCAAGTTTGAGGTGGTGGACGAGGCTGTCTTCGTGCGCGCGCCCATGACGGCCCAGACCCTCAAGGAGTGCAGGGTCTACGGGCGGATGTTCCGGGCGCGCACGGAAACGATGAAGGAAGAGGCCGAGGATGGGAAGTTGTGGGTGTCAGCGGTCAAGGCCTGGACCATCAACGCCAAGACCAAGGCCACGGACGACAACAAGTGGAGCCGGGCCCTGGACGCCATCGAGGGGATCTCGGAGGACGACCAGGGTGACTTCTCTGACGAACGTCGCCTCTTCCGCCTGGTGGTCCGGTACAAGATGCAGGGGGAAAAGAAGGAGCGCCTCTTCCTCTGCTGCTACAGCCACGACACCAAGCGCTGCTTGGGGATATCGAAGTATCCCTATGCCCGCGACTGCGCCATCCCATTCCGGATCATCCGCCGCCCGGGGCGCATGAGCGGGAAGTCGGTGCCGGAGCAGTTGGAGGACATGAACGCCTCTCTGGACGCCAGCATCAACTACGAGGAGAACTCGGACACGCTGGAGATGGCACCTATCTTCAAAGGGAAGAAGACCTTGAAGAACAAGGACTCGGACTTCGACCCGGCGCTGGAAGAGAACTGGATCAGGCCGGGGGCGACGCTGTGGATGGATAGCCCTGGCGACTTTGTCTCCATGCAGATCAATGGCGGCGCCAAGGCGGACGCCAAGTCTCGGCGCCAGGAGATCATTCGCTACGCGGAGATGCTCATCGGACCGACACAGCTCCTCTCCGGCCAGGAATCCAGGGTCGATCCGAATGCGCCCGGAAACAAGACCATCGCCTTGATCCAGCAGAGCAACATGCGGATCGAGGACTACATCAAGGAATTCGGCCTTGGTTTCGACGACCTCGGGGAGTTCATCCGGAGCCTGTACAGGCAATTCGGCAGCAGCACCCTGGACTACATGGACTCTGAGGGGAACGTCAGCAGCGTCGAAAGCTCACTCTTTGGTTCGAAGGGACGTATGGCCATGCACGGGGTCACGGTCAACCTGTCACCCGAGGTCGAATATGCCAAGGCCGCGAACTGGTGGGTGCTGCTCAAGGACGAGCCGATGGTGGGCGGCGATCCCGGCCGCCGGCGCCAGCTGCTTTCCGATCTCCTCGTGAGCGGGCGGAACCCCAGCCGGGACGCGCTCATGCCTCCCCGTCCGGAGGTTGAACAGGCCCAGATGGCCGATATGGAGAAGAAGGCGGAGGCCCGGGTCATGACGAAGCTCATCAAGGCCGGGGCGATCCCGCCGCCGCCCCCTCCCGCGGGTCCGATGATGCCGCCCGGAGCGGGCCCTTTGCCTCCCGCCGCCCCGCCGGCAATGCCACCCATGGTGCCCGCCGGTGCGTAGGGGAAGCGCCATCCCCGCGGCCAACCTCGAGGCCAGGGTCCAGGGTCAGGCCAAGCAGATCTCCAAGCTCCGGCGCCTGGTGGCGGCCTACGATGCCGACCTGTGGAATGAGATCTCCGAGCGCCTTGACATCAGGCTCCGGCACATCGAGCGCGAACGCGAGGACAATTTCTTGAAGATGGGCGAGGTCGACCTGAAGGTGGCCATCGCCAGAGAGATCGAGATAAAGGAATTGCGGGACCTGCCCAAGACGGCGCAGGCCCTCTTGAGCCAGCTTTCGCAGGAGAACGCATCCGCCAGGGAGCGGCTGCGGCAGATGAAGAAAAGACCGATGAGAGGAGGGTGACATGCTTGGAGCGAATGGTGGTGGGGCGCCGGCGGCGGCCGGCGAAGAAGGTCTGGATCTCGGAGAGGCCATCGCGGCTGCCGCGGGTGCCGGCGAGGATGGGGGCGCCGGCGGCGAGGACGGCGGTGAGGGTGGGGCCGGGGCGGGCGAGGACGGCGAAGGCGCCAGGCCCGGGGAAGGGAGCGATGGCGGCGAAGGCGGGGCGGCCGGTGGCGACGAACAGCCGCTGAGCGTCTCAGAGCAGCGCGCGCTGCTGCAGGAAGTCACGTCCCTGCGCACGTGGCGGGAGGAGCAGGAGAACCGCTTCGCGGAGGACCGGGAGGCGCAGGAAAAGAGGGAAGCGGCTGCCCGCAACCAGCCGCCGGCGCCGATCTCGGACGAGGAGTTTTCCAAGATCGAGGCCCGGGCCGGGTTCGTCCGAACCAAGGACAAGGATACCGGCGAGGAGCGCATGGCGATCGAGCCTCGGAAGCTCATCGAGTTCGTTTCTGGGATGGTGGAGTTCGCCGTCAACAAGACGCGGCAGGACCTGGAGGGGCAGCTGCACGACAACGTCAGCAGCCTTCGCATCCAGGACGTCTTCGCCCAGCTGGAGAAGGATCCGACCAAGAAATTCGTGGACATTGGCCAGTACAGGGACGGCATCCGGGCCCACCTGAAGAAGCGGTTCCGGCCGCAGGATCACACGAACCCGGAGTACATCAAAGAGGCCTACTTCATCATCAAGGGGCAAGGCCTCAAGGACACCATCAAGCGCGTGGAGCAGCGCCAGGTGGAGAAGAAGCGCGTCATCCACCCGGCCGGCGGCGGGGGCGGAGCGGCGGGGGGTGGGAACGGCAAGCCGCCGGTTGCCAGAGACAGCACCGCCGCAGCCTTCCTCGCCAAGTCGGGCTGGTAGCCTGGGAGGGGTGCGAGGCTCACGGAATTGGGCTGCGGCGGGCCGAAATACCGTTGGAGGATAGATGGCCTACGGATTCGTCGACATCGTCACCGGAGGGGGGAACGGCAAGCAGCTTGGCATCACCGGCCGCTATAAGTGCCGCTGGTGCGGGTTCCCGGTGAACGCGAGGCTGAGGTCCAACACGGCCCCGGAGAACGTGGCTGACGGGAACGTGGTGACGACGGCCAGCAGTGTCGTCTCGAGCGTGGAAGCAAGGGCCGGTTGCCCATGCTGCGGACGCTTCCGGTGGGCGGCGATGGCAAATCCACGCCGGACCGACTCGAAGACGCTGAACAGGCGGCGCGTGAGGCCGCTCTTGTCCATGACCAGGAGGCGAGTAACCAGGTTCTGAGCGGAAACCCCGCTCATCAAATTGAAAGCGCGACCGAGGGATAAGCTCCGAGGTGAAATTCCGGCCTAAAGCCGGCGCGCTCTAGACGGCACTTAGGGGCCGTGAAGCCAAGATCAAGCGATTGATCTTTGGTCTCACGGCCCCTTTTCCGTCTCCAAGGAGGAACAAAAGATGCGAGTTCTGAGCGCAATCGAAAGCCAGTACTTCAGCTGGCCCGTCAAGCACGGCGGCACCGCCATGGTGGACGGGGCCCTGCTGATGCCCGGCGTCACGGCCGACACCGACCTCGGTGTCCTCATCGTGGCCGCGACCGCCGGCGCCGACGCCATCGGCGCCCTGCAGGGGCCTCTGGCGACAACAGCCGGCAACACCCTCGTGACGGGAACGGTATGGAACCTGCGGACGGTTAGCCCGGCCTTCTCGGGCGCCGTCATCCGGTCCGAATACGACCTGACCGACACCGCGGCCGTGGCCAGCAACTCCGGGACGACTCTCACCATCACGTCCCTGGAAGACAACATCGACACCAGCTGGGCCTACGCGGTTACCGGTACCGGGGCGGGCGAACTCTCTTTCCTGGCCTCCTCGGCCTCGGGCTCGGCGACGCAGAAGACGGCGATGGGATGGTCTTCGGACACCACCGTCATCAAGATCCTTCGCCTCTTCCACCAGCTGGCGAAGCTGAACGCCGCCGCCGACAAGATCGGCACGGACGCCGCCGCCGGTTCCTGGACCATGCTCGTTCTCCAGAACTGGATCCAGAACACCGTCCGCGGACTCGAGATCCTCGACCCCACCGTCCACGACAACCTGGACGGCCTCAACGCCACCGGCCGCGCCACGAAGTTCTTCTGCGACCTCATGGTCCGGAACGCCGGCGGCTACACGATCGACTAAGGAGGAGATGACATGCCCGCAACCCCAGCCACACAAGCGAACTGGGCCGACGCGATCGACGCCTCGGTCCGCAAGAAGATCGACACCTGGACCGGCGACGTGCCGGAAGAGGTTGGCAAGTATTTCACCGTCAAGGACACCGACCGGGAAACCGAGTCGATCCTGACTACGGGAGACCTCGGCGCGGCGGAGCCTTTCACCGGGCAGATCGCCTTCGAAGGCGCGAAGCAGAATTACCGGAAGAACATCTCCATGGTGGAGTACGTGAAGGGAACCTCCATCCAGTACCGCCTCATCAAGACGCAGCAGGTGGCGGTGGTGGAGTCCAGCCTGAAGGCCCTCTCCCGAGCGCTCCCGCTGCGGTGGATCACATCCACCTACGCCTGGGCGAACCTGGGCTTCTCCACCTTCACGGTTGGCGACACCCTGGCTCTGTACCACACCGCGCACACCTCCAACGTCGGCGGCTCCAACCAGGGCAACCTCGGGACGTCCGAGCTCGCCTACTCCTCGGTGGACGCGACAGTGGTTCTGATGAAGAAGTTCAACAGCCCCAACGACCAGCCCCTCTTCGATCGGAAGCCGGACGCGATCTGGGTGCCGTCGGACATGTGCGCCTACGCCAACGAGATCGTCGGCTCCAAGGGCAAGCCCGACGCCGTGACCAACAACACGAACTACTACTACGGTCAGTTCGACGTCATCGAGTCCCGGGTCATCGCCGACACCAACAACTGGGGGATGCTGAACAAGGCCCGGATGAAGGAGGCGATGTACTGGTTCAACGTCGAGAAGAAGCTGACCCTGAAGGACAAGGAGCTGTCCTCGCTCGTGTCCCGCTGGGTCGTCTACAGCTTCTACGGCATCGGTTGCGCCGACCCGTTCTGGACGTACGGGCACGCGGTGAGCTGATCATGCGACCGCCGAGGCGCAGGATCCTCACCACCACGGAGCGCGACCAACTCCGCGCCGAGCTGGGCGAAGGCCCTCTCGGCGTGGGGGCGTCGGACGTTGGGGTCGGTGACGTCTGGTACCAGAACCCGCGGGACAGCAACCACGACCCCGTCGTGACGGCGCAGAAGCGCAAGCGGCTCCAGGCGATCCTGGACGCCGGATCGCCCCATGACGAGACGGCCGCCTACAGGCGGGCCCGCGACAAGGAGATCCGAGAGATCGAGGAGGAGCTGCGTAAGGACGTCGTCCCGGCGCAGCACTTCCACCTCAAACGCGCGGACTCCAAGGACTACCACAAGGTGGTCGACACCCTGGTGGACCAGGCGAGGAACCAGAGGCGGAGGCAGTTGGAAGACAGGCTCAAGAACCTCCGCCGCGAACGCGAGCCGGACGACCCGAACGCCGGCAAGATCGTTGACCTTCGGGAAGACAGGAGGATCGTGGCATGAACGTCAAAACGCTTCTCGTGGAATCGTCCCCCGCCGCCCGCGGGGAGAACAAGAGCATCTCGGTCCGGGTGGACCAGGCTGTCCAGGGCTTCCTGGACGCCAACCCCAAGGCGGAGGTCCGGAACATCGGGATCTCCGGCGACGTCAAGCCCAACAGCTACAGCCAGGTCCTGGTGGTGTTGCTGTACGACGGCCCCAAGGCCGCCGGCGGGCAGCCGGAGACCAAGATGCAGCGGAAGGCCAGGGCCGCCAAGGAAGCGAAGGCGCAGGCCGACAAGGCCAAGGCCGCCGGCGGGCAGCCGGCGCAGGAGTAGGGCGCCATGCGGCACTTCAAGAAGCTCGGCCTCATACTGGCCGTCCTGACCCTGGGTCTCGGCCTGGGCGTTGTGGGGAACCTGTTGGCCCCCGCCATCGTCCATGCCGCACAGGAGATCGGGCTCATCACGGGCTGGTTCGGGAAGGGCAGTCGCAACAACACGTACCAGTTCAAGATCACCTCCGGAAACTCCATCGGAGCGGCCAACCTGGTGCCGGGCACGGACAACACCAACGCGTTGGGAACGAGTTCGCTCCGGTTCTCCAACGTCTATGGGGTCCTGGGCAACTTCTCCGGCCCCATCACATCGTCCGCGGGAGCGAGCGTGGTCACGAGTTCGGCGCCGAGAACGGCGGCGGCCGTGGCGGCGCTCTACTCCGCGTACACGATCCCGGCCGGGACGCCGTTCCTGGATACGACGCTGAACGTGTTCTCCGTGTCCACCGGGACCGCCCAGACGACGATCATGCCGATCTTCACTGGCGCGATCACCAGCACGGCGCCGCGGACCGCGTCGGATGTGGCCGCCTATTACACGGCATACCCCATCCCGATCGGCACCAGGTTCCAGGACACGACGAACGGGGTGGTGTGCGTGGCGTCCGGGACGGTGCAGACCTCCATCACGGTCTCCACCGGCACCGGCGCCTGCCCGCACTAGGAGATCGTCCATGAGAATGAAAATACACATTCCCCCCCTGTGGGGGGTCCTGGTCATGGCGGCCATCTCGGTGGCCCGGCCGGCCGCGGCGGAGCCTGCCCAGGTCATCGTGACTTCGATCTCCCGCTACGGCACCCCCACGACCGTGTCCATCTCGACCTCGGCCTGGACCAAGGTGCCCAGCAGCCGCACCCTGAACAGTCGCACCGAGGTCGTCCTGGACGTTCCCGCATCAAACAACGCCAACATGGTCGCCCACGTCGGCAACTGCACGTCGACCAGCATCGCCACGACTGTCCGGCCGATCGAGCTCGTCAAGGGAGAGCCCGACCGAACCTACCAGCTCGGCGGCGACGTCTGCCTGTGGGTCCTCTCGCTCCACACCGCGGCCGAGAACCTGCACTTCCAGGAGCTGTCGCGGCGAAACGGACCGTCCTGACGAGGAGGCTGGCCATGCAAAGGCTTCGCAGAGCGCTTCTTCTTGCCCTGGGATTGGCGGCGTTGCTGCCGGCCGGCGCGCGGGCGCTCACACTCGCGGACCTGGAGACCCAGATCCGGAGGAACGTCCGCGACACCGCCACGTCCGGAAACCGCTACTCGGACGCCATCCTCGACGACTGGATCAATGAGGCGCAGCGGGAGGTGGTGAACCTCACCTGGTGCGTGGAAACGTCGACGTCCTATGCCCTCACGGTGGGGACGACCTACTACGCGCTGCCGTCCAACTTCATCGCCGCAAAGCTCGTGACTTTCACGGACACTTCTGGCCTAACGACGCGGCTCGATGAAATCTCTTTCCGGAAGGTCTACCAGGACGAGGCCAACTTCGAGGCGGCCAGTTCCGGCACGCCGGACCACTACTTCACCCGCTACCCCGGGAATTCGAACGACGCCCTGGAGATCGCCTACGTGCCGGTACCGGTGACATCGTCCACCGGGACGGTGAAGGTCTGGTATGCCTACTTCCCCTCGGACATGGCGTCGGACTCCGACGTGCCCTTCGACGGCTTCAATCACCTGAAGCCATACCACTACGTCATCGTGGCCCAAGTGACGGCGAAGATCAAGGCCATTCAGGGCAAGTTCGATGAGTCCCAGTTCTACCTGAAGGAGTACGAGCGCTACGTCCAAACCATGTCGGCCCGGTTTGGCGCCGCCCCGAACTACACCCCGTCTGTGCAGGCGGCGCCGCGGTGACCGGCCAGGGGTCGCTCTGATGGGTGCGAGGCTCATGAAACTGGCACGCCTTGGGCCGATCTGGACTGTCCTGGGCATCGCCCTTCTGGGCGCGGCGCCGGCGACGTCCGAGACCGTCATCATCAACCAATTCTCCGGTCTCAATACCGACTACAGCCCCGCCACGCTCACGGATGGACAGACGCCGGACGCGGAGAACGTCGTCACTGACGAGGGCCCGGGCCTCTCGCCGCGGTATGGCTTCACCCTCTGCAACGCCTCTTCCGCCACCGCCGCCTGGGTCTTCCCCCATTCCAACGGCACCCGCTATCAGATCATCCAGAGCGGTGGCGTGCTCAAGGCCGACACCGGGAGCTGCAGCTTCGGCATCACGGTCTCAACCGTCGCCGCCAACATCAACGTCACCGCCGCGGTCCTGGGCGACAAGTTCTTCTTCGCCAGCACCACCGACGGCCTCAAATACTGGGACACGAGCTCCGTGGTGGTGGCATCGGCCTCCCTCAAGATCACCCAGCTGGTGGCCCACAAGAACCGCCTGTGGGCCGCCGGGCATAGTTCGTTCCCGCGCACGGTCTTCGCCTCGAAGTTCGGGGACGGCACGAGCTGGGACCTGGTCGTGGACCCGGCCGTGACGGATCCAGCTCAGTTCGTCATTGGAGGCGCCGTAGACGAACCACTGACGGCCCTATACTCAAGCCACCGTGACGCCATCGTTTGGATGAAATCCATGAGTTTCGGCGTCATCGATGGCAACAGCCGCGCCGACTTCACGGTCCGGACCTACTCTGACAACGTAGGCACCGCCTATCCCGATAGCATCCGCGACTGCGACGGTCTCCTGCGGTGGCTGGGCCCGGCCCGGACCATCTACGAGTGGAATGGCTCTCACCTGGAGAACATCGGCAAGAACATCAAGGGGTATCTGTCCCAGATCGGCCAGGGTGACGCGAATTCCCGCTCCTTCACCCTCACCACCCAGTCCGACTACAACAACGGCACCTTATATCAGAAGTCCTCGGCCATCGTCAGCGGCGACATCATGCTCACCACCTGGACCCGCACCGACACCGCCACGGCGGACTTCAACGCCTTCACGTCTTCGTCCAACGTCACGGTCGTCGACAACCGGGTCTATCTTTCGACCAGCAACACCGCCGTCGACAACGGCAGCTTCGAGAGCGCCGTTGGCTCGGAGTGGACGCTGACGTCTCTCTCACGAGTGGCGAGCCTGACGGGGACAGCCTGCGGGACCATCAGTCCACAAAGCGGTTCGTTTTTCGTGGGTGCCACCGGCCTTGCGCCGATCGGAAGCGATTCCATCTTAGTGGAGATTCAAGATGCCGCGGGCAACATCCTCGCGACACCATACAACTTCACGTCGCTGACGACCTGCGCCTGGAATCCGATCACGGTGGACCTCTCCGCCTACGTAGGGCGCTACATCAAGATCAATTCCTACCGTCAAAACGGCTCCGGCGTGAAGACCGCAACGTTCCTGTGCTCCGGCGGCACGATGACGTTCTACGCCTACTCCCAGGGCAGCAACGCCATCGTCGCCTACGACAACTTCGGCGGCGGCCGCTCCTCGATCTATTCGGGAACGCTTTCGTCCCAGGCCTTCGACACATCCCTCACGAGCGCGGCCTGGCTATCGTCCGGCGCGAGCTGGACCACGAATGGGCACTCCATCACCATGCAGACCCAGTCGTCGTCCAACGGGTCGACCTGGCAGACGGCGGTGGCGTGGTCCACGGGCAGCGCGCCGGCGTCCGACTTCCGCCGCTACATTCGATGGGTGGTCACTATTTCCACGGGAAACAGCACCAACGGCACGGCGCTGCCGTTCCTGGACGACGTCACCCTGGCCGCCCGGGCCAACTACGGCGCCTTCATCTCTTCCTCGATCGCCACGGGGTCCCCCACCTCATGGGGCACCTTTGGCGCCGACACGACTGCCGACGGCGGGACTGTGGCGTACGCGGTCTACACCGATACCGATACCGTCATGACCATCACCAACGGTGTCCCCACGGCCCAATTCGTCTCGAGCCAGACCATCACATCTGGATCCTTCATCACGCTCTCGACGTCGGCCTACGTCCGCGTGGGGGAAACGGAGACGATCGCCGTGTCGACTCAGAACCCCACCAACCACAGCCTGACCTTGTCCTGGTCGGAGGGCAACACGACGAAGACCCCGTCGACCTGGTTCCGACAGCGCTACTGGCTTGGAGTATCTCAGAATTCGACCAGCAACAACCGCGTGATCGTCTTCGACCGCAACCGCCAATGGCAGAGGTATAGCGGGATCAGCGCGGCGTCGTTGGTGCTCTACAACGGCAACCTCTTCTTCGGGAATTCAAGCGGCGTCTTCCAATATGAGACCGCCTACGCCGACGCGGGATCAGCGATCTCGGCGTATTTCAGGACGGCCACATACTCGCCGTCCGGGCCGAACCTCTCCAACGCCTACGACGACCTGGAGGTCACCACGGAGCTGAGCGCCCAGACGCTCGCCTCGACCTTCCAGCTCAACGGCGACACTTCCACCGACTACAGCCTCGCCAGCCAGGTCATGAACGAGGACGCGGGCATCCAGAACTTCCGTCTATCGTTCCCGTTCTCGCAGGCCCAGTCGGGGCGGAACATCAGCGTCAAGTTTGCGGTCTCCGGCACGACGTTCTGGCGGATCCTCGGCGCGACCTTGGACTTTACGCCGGACGTAGTGCCGGAATAGGGGGAAAAATGGCGAATTTCTTGAGCAACGCCGGCCGGGCGCTCTTCGGCGGCGGAAGCAGCACAACCTACAAGCCGCCGAACCTCGACTTCCTGCGCGATGCCGCGCCCGCGGTGAACTACGACTTCCTCCGGGAGGCCACGGACCGGGCCGGCGGCCTCGCCGGCGGCGGCACCTTCAGCGACTACATCAATTCCATCCAGGCACCGTCTTCGGTGGACCAGGTCCGCAGTGAGGTCGACCAGACGGGGCTCAATAACACCCTCAACGACATCGAGCGTGACACCAGGCAGCGTTTCGGTCAGGGGATCATGGAACAGTACTTGAAGGGGCTGACCGGAGACGGCAGCTCTTCTGACATCGCCGGCAACGCTCTCGCCCAGATCGCCTCATCCGGCGGCCGCGCGGCGTCGGACGCCTACACCAAGATGTACATGGCGAACCTCGACCGTCTGAGCGCGCGGGATCAGGCGGCGCGGGACGCCTACGGCCAGCGCTACCAGATGGGAGAGCAGGAGGCGGGGAACTTACTGTCGCAGTATGCGCAGGGACTGACGGGGAATGCGGATAGAGAGATGCAGCGGCGGCTGGGGCTGGCGGGGAATCTGACGACGGGGGCGGGACAACAGGCGCAGGCGACGCAGAGAAACCCTGGGATCCTGCGCAACATCGCGGACAACATCCAGATCAGGCTGGGGACATGATCTCAGCGATCCCCGTGGTCATTAACGGACACGCCGAACGACCAGTGTCTTTTCCGCTCGACCACCACACCGTTGCGGAAAAGATAGGTGATCTTGGGTTCGTACTCCCAGGCCTCGCCGCCGTCGTCCAGCTTCACTGTGCGGTTGGGAACGCCATGCCGGTCGACGAGTTGCGCTTTGGTCAAGCCGAGGTAGCTCGCGGAGCATCCGACGAGCAGGAGGAGTGCAGCAAGCGCTGGTTTCATCGTTGGCCTCTCTGTGTTCGTTCAGCGGCGACAGGGATATTCGTAGCCATGTCTTCTGACGAGTGCGTAACACGTCAATCCTAGCAGGAGGGCGCCGGGAATGCCACCCCAACTCTTGATCGACTACAGCCTTGGCGGGAAGAAGGAAAAACGCCGGCAGGAATGGAACGACATCGTTCAGAAGAATCCCCAGCTCCTCCAGGACGAAGCCACCTACAACAGCGCCGTCAAAGATTACATGCGCACCGGGATCGTTCCTGCGGCCGTGAGAACTGGCCGTGAGGCCCGGACGGATATCACTCCCAAGGTTGAAGGAACGACGGACGAGGGCGTTCCGATCACGACATTCCCGACAACAGAGGTCCGCCCGGAGAAGGCCCCCATCCGCCTCGCCAAGGGCTACACCCTCCTCAACAAGGAGACCGGAGACTACCGGACGATCAGCGACATCCCGGCGGGCAACGAGGTCCTGACCTACGATCCAACGGTGACCAAGAGCCAGGCTTCCCAACTCTACGTCTTCGATCCCAACGGGAAGCTCATCAGAACCATGCCTTGGAAGGGAAGCGAAGACCATACCGTTGTCCTTTCCCGCGAGCCGGCGCCGCGGCAGCCTCCGAGAACCCCCGAAGACGAGGCCCACCGCCTTGCCCTGGCCCAGTTCTACCACGCCGCCTCGGCGATAGACCGCAAGACCGGCAATCCCCTTCCGATCACTCCCGAGATTCAGGACGCCGCGATCCTGGCGGCGCAGCACTTCGGCCTGCCGTGGCGGACGGTCCAGGAGCAGGTCAACAAGCCCGGGTTCATCGGCTGGTTGGAAAGGACCATTCCTGGCGGGGAATCGGGGAGGGTGACAGCCGATACCCTGAAGATCGGAGGTGATGTTTCGGCCCCTTCCGCTCCAGCGGCCACTGGACCGGCTCCGGCGGCCGGTGCCCAACTTAGCGAGGAGCAGGCCCTGCAGCTGCTGGAGGCTGTCGGTGGTGACAAGGAGCGCGCCAGGGCCGCGGCCCGGGCCATGGGGTATAAGCTCTGATGCCGGACGTCTTCGACCTCATCGAGGAGAAGCGCCGCCGGCAGCGGCCGGCCGCCGCGCCGCCGGCCTCCGGGCCCGGCGGCGCACCATCGGCCCCGGCGCCAGGCGCGCCGGAAGGGGACATCTTCGACAGGGTCTCGGCCGCCCGCCAACAGCCCGCTGGCCCCACGCCGCCCGCTGCATCCGGCGGCGACGTCTTCGACCGCTTAGCGGCCCGCCGCGCCGCCGTGGGTGCCCCAACCCCTCCGCCCACACCACCAGCCCCGCCGCAGGCCGGTTCCGGCAGCCTCGCACCCATTCCTGGGGCCCCTGACTCGGCCGGGGGCCCTGGGTTCTTTGAACGCGCCGCCGCCGCGGCCGCTGACCTGACACGCCGCGCCTTGCCGCCCCTTCCCCGGGCGCCCGCATCCACCCAAGACGTGGTCCGCGGCGCGGCTGAGCCCTTCGCCCCGCGTGCGATCCTGAATGACCCCAGGGCCCAGCGGGTAGCTGGGGACGTCGGCGCCGGCCTGCTGGGGACCGCCGCGGGGATGGCCGGCGCCGTTCCGCTCCTGGCCGAGCGCGCGGGTGTGGGCGGGCGACTGGCGAGGCCGGTGGAGGCCTTCGCCAAGAAGCTGGGGCAGCTGTCCCAGGACCTGGCTCCGGACGAACAGAACTTCGTGGACAAGGTGGTTCAGGGCGCTACTTCTTCCGCCGTCTTCCTGATCCCCGGCATGGGCATCGCCCGCGGCGCCGGAGCCGCGGCGACCCTGGGCCCCCTGGCCCTCCGCCTGGCGCCGGCCGTGGGCGCCGGTGCGTCCACTCTCCTGGAGGCGGCCTCGGAGTCTGGCGGGCAGTTCATGGACCAGATGGCGGCCGGGGTGCCGCGGGAAGAGGCGGCCCAGCGGGCCGATGCGAGTTTCTGGGGGAACCTGCTGCTTCTGACCGTGACCAACAAGCTCAGCGGCATTTTTGATGCCAAGCAGGTGGGTCACGT